TGGAGCGGAGGCTGATGAATTTTGCCCGACAGCTGTTTGCTTAGCCGACGGCGAACCAATTGATTGTACGTTACTTTCCGTCGGCGTCGACGCGCTTGCGAACAGCTGATTTAGCACGGCAGGACTAACTGCTCCGCCAAATTGTTCAATAGCGCTCTTTACTGCTTCGTCTGTTCTTGACTTTATCCAGGCAGTACGCTCCGCTGGCTCCGCAAACTGCATATCCTTTGCTTGCTGAGAGTAGCTATTGAATATCTTGCCATACAACGGCAGAATCTTTTCAACACCGCCGATGCCACCATTAGCTTTTCCAGCACCACTGCGCAAAGCACTAAGCTCTCGGCTATCAAGCAGGTCTTGGTTAACGGCATCATCATACCCAACTTTACTTGCTTGAATATCTGCCAGGCGCTGCGCAGCTTGTTGGTCGCGCAAAGAGTTGCCTCCGGCCGCTACACCAGACGCCACTGCATTAAACCCACGTTTGCCATTACCGAGTGCTTCAACCCATGAGGTTAGTCCTTGGTCAGTTGGCGTAAAATCACCTTGTACTGGCTGACGTAGCGACGCCTGGTACTGCTCGAGGCCAGACTGCCGTTGGCCAGAAATATCTTGTGACTCTTGTGGAGTGTGTACACGGGACAGTAACAGTTGCTGCAGTGCGCCTATTTGGTTAGGTTGTTGTACAGCCCCGAGCAATGAGCTAGGCGCTTGGTTATTTAGGTCCATTAGTACTCTCCAAGTTACTTCAGCAAACTCGTCAACCAGTCAACTGTTCCATCATTAGCGCCTGTATTAACAGCCTGCATGGCAGTTATGAACTTCTCAAGGTCAGACGTTGAGGCTGTGTTATTACTTACTGCAAGTGGGCTAGATGTTTCGATATTGTTTGCAGCACTTGACATCGTATTCAATGCACCGATCGGAAAGTTGGCTTGCGTGGTCCAGTTATTCAGGTCACTCTGCGCGGAGTTGACGCCCATTTGCGTCCAGTCCTTATACTGCGTATTGGCGGTGCTCTGTGCATTGTATAGTACATTTGCATTGGTGTTGTTAAGCGTCTGCTGGTTGTCTCGAATGGCACGATTCTCAAAATCTGCGTTACGAGTTGAGCCAAACTGCCCATTACCCGTGAATGTGCTATTTACGCCAGGCAGTATGTTCTCAGTAAGATTTTGGTTAGACTGCTGATTATTGGCGTCAATTACACCAGAGGTGTACGGATTCATGAACTGCTGTTGTTTAGTAGAGTCATACTGGGAGTATGCCCCTAATGCGCCTTGCGTGGGTGACTGATCATACCAGTTGCCCATTACCGAGTTAAGGTAGCCATTATCACCTAGCATACCTTGAATACCGCCTGCTACTGCGGCATTTGTGTCAGTGGAGTATTGCGGCTGAATATACTCAGATGTAGTGCCTGCTTCACCAATGGTAGCCATTACTTAGCGCCCTTCAAATAAGCTATCGGCTCTTTGGCTTTTGGCGGAATTTTTGTTGGCGGAGCTGACCGTTTGTGCGCACGAATATTCTCTCGCATCTTGTCAAGCCTAACTGCGCCAGCGTCTGTATTGCCATCACCCAGGGCAGATACCGTATCTGCATCCATAACGTACTCCCCATGCGCCGCGTTAATAGGTACTTGGTCTGCTTGGCCCATAGTGCGGCCGCGGAGCAGTCCTAGCGCGCCTTGCGGTTTACCTGCAATATTCGGCATGCCTACATCGCCACCACTAGCAAGCTTTTTGCCTTTGTTGGCAGCAGATTTGTTCCACGACATGCTAGTTGTGCCGTGTTGTGCTGGTGCCGGGGCGTTTTTATCCTTTGCTGCCAAAGCGCCAAGCGCTTGGCTTGCCATCGACAAAGCGCCAATTCCACTTGCTAGGTTTGATTTCTTACCTTGCCCAGAGGCAGATAGTAACTTCGTGATTAGGCTTGTCGGAATGCCTGCATTAGTAGGTACTACGCCTGTTTTAGGGTCGTAGTATTCGTTAAATGAGTCGGAACCTGGGCCTGAATATGTCAAAGGTGCCGTCGGCATAACTGAACCGTCATCATAGTACTGGTTAAACATGTCAGAACCAGTACCGGAGTAGCCAGCGCTACGGTCGGTCAATGCTGATAGCAGGGCTGGCGTGGACATGTTACTGTCTGTTGCAGCACTATAGATGGGGTCCTGAGTAGTGTTCAGCGTGTTCCATATTTGTGAGTTAGCCACAGGGTTTTCAACACTGGCGCTTGTAAGGTCAAACGCAGCTGGCGTAGAGTCCATACCAAGAGCCTTCAAGTAGTCATCAACGGCGCTACTTTGCGGTACACTGTTGGCCGCCGTATCTAGCAAGCTACCTGTGTCTATAGTACTGGAATCCGGGTACGCTAACTCAGTATTATCACCAAATAGGCTAGACCAGTCAAATGGCTCTGTTGTGCTAGTTACCGCGCCAGATATACTAGGTGCCGCGTCCGCTATTACACTACCCAAGTCTATACTGGACGAGTCACTACCAAGATCAAACAAATCATCGAACAAACTCATATGAGCCTCAACTAAAATTATTATGGCCTAGTGTCACCAGGTTCCGTATGTATCAGCGTTTTACCGCCTTCAAAAAACCCATTAAGCTTATTTGATGTGAATTTCAGTCGAAATTCTCTTACCTGTTCGCGTATGTCTATTTTACCGGTATCTGCCGAAAAATGATACGCTGAGCTTACTTTTTCAGCTCCTTGGGCAAATTTACGGCTCAATACCTCCAACGTCATGTCTTCAGACATTACAAAATCTGGCTCTACTCTTGTTAGGCGTGTGTTCACATTTATGCCTGACTGCGCATTAACTTGTGAGCCGCCGGTCGGCAAACCCAGGTCACACGTGGTGAAGTAAGCTGGAATAGCAACTTCATCTTGACCAACTACCGCATTACGGCCCTTTTCATGGGAGTAAACGGAGTATAACCTTTTACAAGAACCAACGGTACCGGTAGCCCCACTCGTGATATCCAAAAAACTTTCGCCTGATGCAAATATATTACCGTTAACTTGCTTTGTCAGAACTATATACGGACCGGCGCCCTTTTTAGATAGTATAACACCCTCTGCGCCGCTGAGGCTACCAACGATGTAGTCGCCCTCAGCGGAACTACATCCGTCATAATTGGGTAACGATAGTTTGACGGCGTAAACCCAAAAGCTCTGTTAAGATCAGTGTCATACCAAGTCTTTGAGCGCAAGTTGTAAATAACGGCCTTACTACACTCTATGGAGTCTCCAAATGGGAAAAACCACCATATCTCGCCGTACCTTGGCATCTTCATTGCAAATACTTTTTGGCGTTGATCAAAATTAAGGTTATCAAAAAACCAGTTAAGATTCATGTCATTGGGCAGTTCTTCTACTGTAACACCATTACTTGTCATGAACCTATCAATACCAGCCCAGTACCAGCGACCATCGTACTCAATAACACCCCGTTGGGATAGTATACTTGACTTCGTACTGATATGCGCAAACTTGAATATCGCGGCCCCCCCAACCCAGTCCATTCTAATAACTGAGTCAAGTGACCATAGTATGCCACCAGAGCTAATGCCGGTTCGCATCGGCAAGCCTTTTACAAGCTTACTCCCCGTAACACGCGCTGAGCCAGCATCTCCCGTTGTGTAGTTTTGAGGGCCGTTTGCGTCAGACCACGTAACATTACCGTCATTGCCAAGAAGCACAGTATACGGCGGCGTACAGAATAGTCCGCCTGATTGCTTGGCATTTGCATCAGCAACAACAATCATTACTGCTGGGTTATTTAATGGCGTAACGTAAATACTACTTAGCGTTGGGTCGTCTATGTTATCAAGCGTGTACATTGGCGATGCAATGAGCAAAGTAGCATTTGCCCCTGAGGCGGCATCAAATATGTAGTCATAACTCCACTGAGCAGTGGTATTTGCTGCAAAAGCCGCTGGGGTGATTCCTTCTACTACACTTCCTGCGCCGTTCTTGTCAACGTAGCTATACTCAACTCCACTACTTGAAAAGGCACAGTAAATATTCATGAACTGTCTTGACCACAGGAAACCTGCGTGAACAGGCCCTGAGAAGAATGGCGAAATTTCTTGGAAACCCCCCATTTTACGTGGTCTGTTTCTTACAAACCTGGTCCACTGCGCCTCATTAAAATAGTCGGCGTCGGTGGGTGTACCGTCTCGTCTAACCCCGGGCAGAGAGGGTAGCATGAGTATTGTTGGTTGTGCGGATGGCACAACGCCGCCTGCAGGCCGCTGTGAGTTCTGTTCGGTCATACTTGCACCCATCCTGTGCCCTTTAGGGCTTTTAGCCTAACTGCTACATATGACGAAGAAACACTAAGCGTACTTGCTCCATTTATAAGGTCGTAACCGTTTGGAGTGATTACTACGTTATTAGCACCCGCTACTCTTACAATACAAAAAAACTTTCCGCCTCTTGCAATTGGCAAGGCTATGCTAATTGCTCCACTTGAACTATCCACAAACAAGTAGTCATCTGCGTACGTGGCGGTATAACTGGATACCAGTTTGCGCATATTCTCAGAGCTCTGGTACTGTAGTATGCTATCATGTGTCACTACTCTGTCAGCCTCATGGGAATGCATATTGCAATCGTGGCCACTGGTTAGAGCTGTATACTCTTCGTCAGACAATTCCAAAGTTATCTCCTACTCCGCCTAATAAGCCCGCCTCGTTTTTCACCACTGCCGCCAGATGCCGGACTGCTACCAACACCACTGTACTTACTAGTAGAACTGTCCTGTTGCCCAAGCCCACTAGACGAACTCATTGGCCCAAAGCCAGAGAAGCCGTAAGAACTGCCTGTATCAAACGCTCCGCTATCCGCTAACTGTTGTAACGCCGAAGCCCTAGCACCACCAGACCCAGTGCTGGACGCTGTAATTTGCGGGGCAAAACTCTGCAAGGCCGCCTCTCTGTCCGCTGCGACTTTCTGGGCCTCTGCTATGGCTGCATCAGCCATACGCTGCTTTACCGCTGCATCTTGTGCTTTTTGGTATGTGTCAGTAAAGTTATCATGTTCCGCTTTATTCGCATCCTCTTGTCGTTTAATAGCAGCCATTGTTGACTGATTCATGCCCTTGAACGCATCATTTGAGTCATTGGCAAATGAGTTGAGGTTCAATGTACGTAGTGAATTTAGCTCGGGCGTATTTGTCAAAGAGCCTAGTTTATCTGCAATATCCCAGTCGTTTCCAAGTAGCTTGGCTCCAAATTTGCCAACTAAGTTCGCTATTCCAGTTACTGGGTTTAGGCCAAATAGCGTGTTTAGTCCCGCGTTGGTTGCTGTATGCGCATTTAAGCCCTCATCACTCATTCCGGCTCCAACAAGACCGCTTAGTATGCTAGATACTGGTGATGGTATGCCTGCCAATGTACCGCCTATGCCAAGAGCAGTTTTACTTGCATCAGCCGCAAATGTGGGTAGGCCTAGACCACCTTGAAATAGTGACGAGTCACTGCGTGTGCTGCTTGGACCGGAACTTGACCCGGTGACTGCATCTGCTAGTTCATCGTCGGACCACGACCTACCTGGTCTGGCAGTAGCCATGGCTGTTGTATTTGCAATGCTTGGCGTTTGATTCGCTATTGCTGTTAAAGCGCCAACTACAGCCGGGTTAGTTGCTACTGAATTGGCGGAGTTGTCTTTTCCAAAGAAGTAGTCTTTGCTACGATCACGATCAAATAAACCCGACCTACCCCCATTTAGAAGGTTCCAGGTTTGCTGTGTACTGCCGGTAGTTCCCATGGCTAACCCTTAGTAATGGCGAACGGTCTTACTTTAAAACAAGTTGCGTGTGAACCTTGCATTTTAGACTAAGTCTTAGACAAGCATCGTTCCAAGCAGCCAATAATTACCATTAAGGTTTGAATATCCTAACGATGGCGAAACGCTACTGCGCCCAAACCGTTTAAACAAGCAAACACAAGAAGAATCTGGTGTAGTAACTTGGAACTGAATATCGAAGAACTCGGCCCCGAACATGCCTATTTTTGGATTTGCATAGAAGCTATTTCTTGCCGTGAGCATCGGTACGCGTTCTGCAAAACTTACCGGGGTATGGTGCACTCTACACATACCACCACCTAGATTTTCAACTGTCACAGGGAAAGCTGCTTGGGCATAGTCGGCGGCAAACGCTGTTCCATTCCAATGAATCTGTCCCTGAATGTCAATATCCCGGAACAACTCAAAGTCTGTGCCATCAAGACCAGCTTCTGCTCCGCCGGCACAATAACCATCTGCCAAAAGGGCATTATCGGGCTGCAAGGTGATCGCGCCAACTTTTGATACTGCGCCATACCCAATATTCAAACGAGTGCCATAAGACCGCTGGACAATGCTAACGCTTGACACCCATATTGGTGAATGATCCACATCGTTTTGTAAATACCATGCTGAACCGTTCCACCGTACGACAGCTGCAATTTGTTGAATGCCCATTCTGTTCCCCTTATAATTATTACAAAACAAGTGTAGGTTGTAGTTCACAGCTCTGCATTTATTTCGATGTACTGCCCAGTAGCGTTGGCGAACCCGGAACATGCATTACCAGCCACCAACCCAGCAGCAGCAGTGCACCCAAGCCGTGCTTGAGTCTGGTTAGACTGCGAGGCTAACCAGGTTCCTCCTGCAGAAGACCCTGTTGCGTTTAGTGGAACTATGGCACCAGAAATAACGATGGATGGTGCGGCTCTTTTCTCTGTATACCCGAGTGAGGCTAGCGCAGCTGTCGTTCCTAAGACTTGCCCTACAAAACATGCATCCGCATTATTGTAGTTTCTGCGCTCGTAGTATCTCTGACACAACGCAAGCTCTAGCCCATAAGGCCTGCCCTCGAATGGCGTTGCCACTAGGCCCTCTTCGAACTGCACTTTGCTAACCGTACCAGGTCCAAACTCAATCGTCAAGTCGGTTCCGCCTGTCGCGGCTCCAGTCACACCAGATGCACTAAGACTTCCTGCACCGATCTTTCCTTGAGATGTCCCTGACCAGCTAAGAACATGCGTTCCGCTTTGTAGATTGGCGCCTTCGATCACATGCCGAAGAACCTTTCCCACGGGAATAGTTATCGTCGTGATGTTGGCCGTCGTGTTGAAAGTATAGGTGTCGCCACTCGCAACCATCTTCCAGCGGTCATGGCCGTACAGGCCAATTCCAACAGTCGCGCCAGAGGAGTAAGCACGCTGATTTACTCCAAAGTTACCATTGATGACCTTATTTCTAAACCCAAACGCAGACCCCATCACCAGAGTTCCGGCTACTACAGCATTACCTGTAAAAGATGGCGATGCCACTGGTGCTTTTTCAGCGTCTAACTCCGCTATAGCACCCTGAACTGTATTTGCAGCAATACTGCCGCTAGGCGTATACCCGAGAGTTCCTGTTAAACCAAGCGGAAAGTCAACTCCAGCACCATTGCTTGTGAGCTGCGCAGCTCCATTGACCGTTAATCCAATGCCTTGTGTAGAGAACTTAAATACGCCAGTATTAGTCTTTGATGCAAAGTTAAGCGACGGGGCACTGACTGAGCCATCGAGCATATTAACTGCGCTATTCACAACTGCTGACTGCGCCGCTGTAACTGATGTGCCATCACATAGAAGCACGGCCCTCTGTGTCTGGCCTATTGCAGCGCCTGACACGGCAGCAGTCTTTATTTGCGTAGTTACAGCGGTAGTTAGGTTATTGGCTACGTAGTATACACTTACAATGTCTGGCACTACTACGGATACATTAGTAGCTGGGTTACCCACTAGCGTAATCATTTTATTGCTGGCTTGTGTAGAGCTCAGCGTAAATGTACTGCCCGCGGACACGTCAAGTACAAGTTGTGAGAACTGATACAAAAGACTACGCCCATAGCCTACTGTATACCATTTATTCAATCCATTAGAAAAGAGTAATAATGACTCACTGGGCTGTAGGCCTAGAGATACTTGCCCTTCAATCAGCTCACCACCACTCGGTGTAAGCGTAACAAGCCCTGTTCCCGCATTTTTAACAAAGCAGTAAAAATCACCACCATAGCCCACTGCTAGCGCCATAGATAGCGCAGCTACACCAGCAGTAAATTCAATAGAAGTACCACGATGCGCTGTTGTAAGCGCCAAGTTGCCCGCTGTTGCTAGTGTAGGCGCTGCAACTGACAATGTAGAACCAGTAGCTTTAGTACCAAGACCCGCCAACGCGCCTGCGGATACTGCAGAACTACCTGCTCCATAAGTTATAGTGCCCCATGCGCCAGGTTGTACATTGTTAGTAACCCACAAAAATTCTGCCACGCCAGGCGCAAGCGTCAGCACAGTGACCATATTGCTGTCTTGTACAATTAACGTATTAGTTCCAACATTACGCAAGAGTAATGACTGACCTGTAGACACCTCCTCTACTGGTGGCAGTAGTAGTATATTGCCAGGCAGGCATGTTACATCAAGAATCTCGGGCAATACGGGGTATACACCATTGTACATACTTGGCCAGCAAGTCTGAGTATTAGCCACTATGTCAAGCTTTGCGTAGCTGTCTAGTGACGGAGGAACTCTATCATCACTAAATTTGTCTGTAAAACTAGTCATTATTTTGCCTCAGTCTCATCACTGTCAAAGTTAGACTCTTCCTTTAGCACAGAAGCAACCATCTCTGCATATTGCGCTTGCCACATCGCCAAATTAGCAGTATTCTTCAAGTAAGGTTGTGCCTCTAGCAAACTAGCATAGAGTAGTAACTGTGGCGCATTGCGTGTTGTCCAGTTTGTTTGGTTTGCCTCTGACAGCGAGTCAGGGCGCTCGTAGTAAGTTACTTCTGCATTGAACGCTGCGTTTGGTCTAACTGCCAAGTACCAATGTGTGTAGTCAATATCACTGTAATACTTTGGCAGGCCAGTAGGCTCATTCGTGCCAAATGCCCTGCAGTACCCGTAGTTACGTGGCTTCAAGAACACTGTTTCATTATCCGAAGTTACGTACAGCATAGACTTTGTTTGACGCCACCGTGCAGGTTTTACGTAGACACTATTACCTACTTCAAGCTTAAACTCTGCAACTTTTACAAGGCCTAAACCTTTTGCCTCCATGGCTAGTCGCTGTTCGGCAAGCATTACAAAGCGTGGTATTTTGAGCAAAAATTCTTCATCAGAGCGCTCAGAGTAACTCTCTATATCAGTTACAAGTGAATTATACGTTAGTGACTCTGGTGCGGGCATGTCGTGCTCTACTCTGTTGGCATTATCAGTGGCTCATCAGGCCTAGGATGCTGCAATGTAACTTTTTCTGGGCGCTTGCTTGGTAGTTTATATGGGTCTTTTAGATCATTACACTCTTTACATACCATAAGCCCTGGTATGTTCCTATCAGAGCTCAGTTCATTGTAGTTCATTTTGAACTTGCAACGTCCGCATACCGCAATAGCTACCTTGCCGGTGGCTGCTGGTTTTAAATACCTAGGCACTGTAACACCCAATATCAGGTACCATGTAAGTGGTTGAAGAATCAGTTTCTTGATAACCGGCCGATAAGGTGAACTGTTGTGCCAGCTGCGCAAGCAGCGTAATGCGCGCTGCGTCTACCTTAGGCAACTCCATGGCCAGTCTGAATGCAAGTTGAATTATAGTGGCTTCATACCAACGTTCAGGTATGGCTAACTTTTGTGTAAGTCTGCCTACGTCTTGTATTTGACGGTGCAAGTACATGGCCATGTGGCGTGAATCGTCAGCTTGTAAAGGCCATATCGTTAAGAATGGGGCTAGTGTCTTGCTGAACATGTAACTTGTAACTGTCATAGAAGTTTGCGACTTATTCGGCAAACTTGCGTATGTATCTCGGTTGTCTTGTACTATTTCTATCTCTGATACTGTAGTTGCGCAAAGCAGTTTTTCAACAGTGCCAGCTGATACGCTTACATTGGTGCAAGTTATTAGCGGGTCAAACTCAAACCAGTAGGTCTCAGTTATGCTATCCACCTCCAAGTAGTCAATGTCAACAGTGCTTTGCACTAAAAAATCTACACCATTGCTTGATGTGGAAATATCGAAATTTGCTGTTGGCAATACAGAGAACTTAACACCTACTCGTGTAATCTGTGCGCTTCTATCAAGCGTAATGGCATTAGCAGTCAGTATGCCACTAGCCAGTACAGGCGTTGCTTGACTTAAATTAAGCACCTCGACAGTGCCAACGGGTAGTTGGTAATCTTTTTTTAACGCTTGAAATCCGAGTAGTCTGCGCTCAACACACCATAAATTAAGCCCATTATTTGCATAATGAGCCAACATAATATAAAGGCAAGACTTCGCTATATCAATGGTTTCTGCAGTCTGCTCGGAGGCTTGCTTACCGCAGCGCCTAAGCGCATGCTCAACAAGCACATCAGTACTTACTATAGTTTTTCCGATAGTGCCTGAAGTCGTCATAAAGGCCTCTTAAATTAAGCCATTATACACCAAGCATCTGCAGATGTAAACTGCTAATTATACAAGAAGTTAAGTGTAGCTGTTCCGCCAATTACAATGTAAATGCCCACCGCAGTACGCACTGCAATAGAGCTGAAGTTAAACGGTACGCCTGCTACCAAGTTAACTGGGCCCATTATGACATTACCAGTAGCGCCGGAGTTGCTGTCGTAGATAGTAATTGTGCCGGATGCGGACGTAAGCGGAATCCACCCGTACACTTCACCACCACGATCTTTTATAACACCAGAACCGGACATAGGCTTGTATGATACAGGTAAACCTTCCATGCTATACCCCTTTAAGTAGGGGGCCGAAGCCCCCATAACTTAGTTAATGCGTTGCGCGTACCGGAAGTTGACTTTGGTTAGGCCTATTGACGTAGGCGTACCAAGCGCCAGTCTCATGTATACCGGCGTGTCAGACTGCCCAGACGTATGTGGTAGCGCCATACAGGCTAGCAGTTGCGGCCCGGTAAACACAGGTTGTGCGCGGCCGAGCGAAAGTACACTTGTAGCTGACCACAGATCAGCGCCGCCAACCGTGGTACCCCCAGACAGAGTAGCTGAAGCGGAAGTGTGCAGAGTTGTCGTATCTAGATTCAGGTCGATCAACTGCGCGCCGTCTGGCAGGTACACTGTGAAATCTTTCGTAGCATTACCCGCTGCTTGAATATCAACAGTCTGCGAAAATACCATAAAACCTTTGTCACGTGCCGGCGTAGGCGTTGAACCTCCCGTCAAAGCACCTTGCATGTAAGAACCCATAAATCTCTCCTTCAAGTAATGGGGAGTCTTGTTGACCTCCCCTTACGGGTTTAGACGCCTTGATTGCCGACTGCACAACGCCATTCAGTCCAGCCAGAGCCGAAGCGCATGGTTGACTTATAGCGGGTGCTGTCAGTTTCGAAGTCGCCTTCCATCGCTTTCTGGAGTTTGCGACGCCAGAGAACCTTGAGGCCATCACGCGCATCCGTCTGCACAAACCACGCAGGCGCGGAGGTAAGACGAGAGAGCGTAACCGACTTGCCAATCATGCCAGCGGACTTGATGGGGTTCAAGTCATTGTTGTTCGTGCCGGTACGGAGAACCGAGTTCAGCAATACTTCAGCAACAAGCATGTTGGTGGGGTGCACAATCAACTGCTTCGGCGTGACACGAATCGCCTTGCCCCGAGCGTCCTTCATCTGACGAATCTGGATAGACGCTTGCTCGAGCGATGTCTGCGAAAGCGCAGCGGAGGTGAGAATATTGCTCTGTACACCACCAAGAACAGGGTGACTTGCCGAGAAGAGCTCGACACCGTCGCCGCCCTTGTACGAACTGTTGAAGGAGCGGTTCAAGTGGTTACACGTCACAGTTTCAAGCGACTCGGTCATTGACTGCGCCAAGTGCTTGGAGAACGTGGTACCAACGCGGATATGCTCGCCGTCTTCAACAAGCACTTGCGTCAAGGCAAACGCTAGGCCGTAGACGTCATAGGTGTAGCGTTTGACGTAGAGTTGACCACCTTCATCGTAGGTAACTGCTTGGCCATCAGGGATGACGGGGGCGGCGCCGAGGCCATACAGTACAGCTTCTTCGTGGTAAGAACGGGCGATGCCATTTTCCTCGGTGAAGATGAGTTTGTACTCATCAGCACGTTGGTCGTAGACACCATCAAAAGCGTTATTGAGGATAGGCTCAACGATCGCCTTGAATTGCGCATTGCGCATGATTGCACCAGCCATTTTAGTAGCTCCTTATGTTAGATCGCGGTCTTAGCGACCAAGAACTGGTGGCGGGCGATCTGCACAAGCGCAGTCGGGAAGGGGTTTGCCAGAGCATCGTAGAAGCCGTCAACACCAACACCTAGGATGCGGAATTGGCCTTGAACACCAGCGCCTTTGAGCGTAGCATTGAACGACTGCGCCGACTGACCAGTCAGTGCATTAGGCGTACCTGCCACCAGGTCAACTTGGTCACCGATAGCTGCTTGCAAAACAGTAGTAGCACTAATCGCAAACTGCCCTTCGTACACGTTGTTGGGATCGTCATGCACCCAAGCAACGATGTTCGTGCAGCCAGCAGTACCGGGCCAGTTCTTCGACACATTGGGCTTGCCAGTTGGGTCGACGTACTCACATCCGGCAAAGACGCCAATGAGGTCGTTTGCGGCGGTGCCTACGGTGATACTGCCATTGGTGTCAAGAATGACGCCGTCGCCAAAGCCGATAGCCGTGGTGTAAGCAGGGAGAATTGCATAGGCTTTTGCACGCGACTGCCCTGATGGGTTATATCGCAATGCGAAGCCGTAAGGAGAGGCAACTAGGGCCATGATCTTTGTCCTTTAAGCTGAGAAGTGTGGAGTTTTGACTTTTCGCGCAAGGGCTTCGAAGCCTTCTACATCGCCCAAATCGCGTCCGTCACTGTCTGCGCCTGCTGGTTTAGCATTTGCTTTGAGCAACTCTTCTTCAGACATTGGAAGCTCGTGGTGCAGGTACATCATAATGTCCTGGTAGAGCACTTCCTCGATCTTAAACAGAAGCATCTCATTGCATGAAATGACACCATCAAACTCACCGCCGGATACATGCTCTGGAGTAAAACCCGCTAGCTCGCTTACCTTCACTGGTACATACCCTTTCTGCATCCGCCGATAAATTGGGTCAGATGAGTTCGTGGTAGATAGCCAGCAAAAATGCCAACCAGGTACTTTGGGCGGTGTTGGCAACACATCTTGAGTCCACTCATTACGCATCTGCTTACGACGCTCTTCGAGTGTGAGTGCGGTGCCGTCTTTATTGATGCGCTCTGCATCAGCTGAGCTCCGGTCTTCAGGGGCAGTAGACCTAACTAAGCGGTCATCGCTTACTTGATTGTCTGTTGTCTCATTCTTGGCCATTATCTAGCTCCTTCGTTCGTTTTGTCGTAGTCACGATATTGTTTGATCATCTTATTGCGCTCGATAGGGTCATCCCACACACCCATTTCTTTAAGCGCCTTTACACGCTCTGCGGATAACTTAAATACACCAGTACTCCGCTGCGTAGATGCCTCCTTACCGGAACTAGCAACAACGTTTCGAACGTTACGCTGTATATTATCACGTTTTTCACGGTGCGGTAAATATTTTTTCGTTCGGTTACTGAGCTCCCGCCAGTAGTCCTCTGTAGTGGGGTCCCAACCTTCTTCCGCAAGCGCTTGATCAATTGACAACACAACTCGTGAGTCTTGATCTTTACCGCGTGGGTCGTACCATGGGTTAGAGTCAGTCCATGACCTTGCATTGTTCGCAATACGCGGGTCTAGCGGTTGCGGTTGATTGCCTTTACTACGGAATACGTCCTCCAGGCGCGCTAACTCTTCAAACTTGCTTTTGGCAAGAATCATTTTCTCCGTGGCATTAGCTACTAGCGTGCCATTGCCAGACTCTGTGCCTACACGAATCTGATCTTTGAAGTGCGCGTAAGCTTCGGCCGCCTTTGTTTTTGAGTTTGAGATGTGCGCAAGTTCGCCGCTTGTATTTCGCTTTTCAATCTCGTCTAGGCGTTGGCTAAGCCGCGAAATAACTGCGTCCTTGGAGCTCAGTTCTCTACGCGTCTGCTCTTCTCGTTCGCGACGTCTAGCTTTTTGCTCTAGACGTTCTTGGCGGCGGCGTTCTCTGATGGCTGCGCGGTCATCATCGGTAGCATCAGAGTTGTCAGGAGCATGCTCGGTGTCCTCGTCGTCGTCGTTAATCGCATTGTTGTCATCGTCGGCATGCGTTTCGCTATCTACTTTTACTTCATCGGCCTCGTCGCCAACCATAGTTGCTGTATTTTTAACAAGGTCTTCATCTTCGCCTTCTGCTTCAAAGACAATATCTTCGCCTGTATTAGCATTGGTACCCATTACTTCACCTCGTCCAGTTCAGTAAACGCGTCGGGGTCCACTTGCGCGATAATCTCATGATCCGAGAAGATGCAAAAAATGGCTGAGTTATCAGTGCCCGGTATCTTGCGCTCAAAACGATCACCGCCCCACTTTGGTACACGTACAAGATCACCTGGTTTAGCCCAGACGCCTTCACGCCAGAGTTGGCCACTGTCTCGGTTACGGAATGCAATAGACCCGAGTTGTACAACTTTGCCGAGCTGCGTATTGGCCTTGTTGAAGTCTTTAGTGTCCTGCGGCAGTACAATGCCGCCTTTTGTCTTCTCGACAACGGTGCGCAACTGGACAAGCACACGCGCGCCTAGCGGAAATACGCCTGGTGCCACGGATGGAAATGCGGAGGTTAAATCACTTGCCGGAATCATGCTAACTCCCTTCAGAGTTGGTTTGCGTAACTAATTAGTCTTCCTCAGGAACTGACCTCAATAACTGCAGAGCTTCGGCAAGCCCT